CCCACGAGGGGGGAAAGTTTCGCCTTTGCCAGCGGGTTCACTTAAGTCTGAACTCCATGACTCTGAAACTACTTTTTCTTTCTCCTTTTCCGGAGATTTTGTTGGTAGTTTTTGCCTCGATAGGGATCAGGCCAGTGTTCAATTGCATATTTTAAGTTACACCAGCTACTGTATTGAGGTCGCTTGCTTGGTTTGGGTAACTTTGACCACTTAGTCGGAAGGAACTGGTTCCTAGTGGTGTTATACACGTGAAGTAGCCTTTGAACGTGGAGGCTTGCCTGGCTGAAGAACAGGGGCTGGAGACTTATAGTCAGGTCAGAGCCGTAAGTCTTCTTCGCCGCTTGTATTTCTCGCGAGGAGGTATACGCTTTGCCGGTAGGAGCGGTCCTAAGCGCGTGTGGATTGAAGTTACCAATGAACTTTTCTCCTGAGTTTGTTGCGAGATTGTATTGGTTAGTGATGACGGGTAAATCCATGGCTAAGAAAGGAGCGATGATTGTATTAAAGTCGGACATCTTTAGAAGCCAGTCTGTGTCCACACCGCAAAACACGTTGTGTCTTGCAGCGGTTGTCTTTCCGTTGCCAGGTGGTGCGTAGTAAACGCCGGGATGCGTGGGACCCACAGTTGGGTAGTTTCCACTACATTGGTTGCAATTTTCCATTGCTGTAGCCAATTGGCTGGGCGTTACAAGGTCTGGGTCCGGAGTGACATCTCGTATTTTGTTTATGGTTTTAAATACGAGGTACGGCTCAGGTGCTGTAGCTAGCAGCGTGTGCAGGCCGTGGTCCTGTGAAGTGAGTTCGGAAGTCTGAACGTTTTCTACAGGTGAATCTTCTGTGAGAAGCCATTGAGGCTCTCCTGCTGGTAGATCAATCTTAAGCTCTTCGATTGAGGGAAGAGCGGTGCTTTCTTGACCCCACCAGTGATTCTTGAAGTCTTCGAAGCTGAGAAGAGTTGGGGTTAAGCCCTGCTTTACCATCTCAACACTTGCGAAGCGGTGTAGAAATGTCAGCTCCGTGGTGGTGAAGGTCGACGCGCTGATCAACTCATCTGAGGACAGTTCGTCTTCCATTTTGAGGATGGTTTTGTACCAGCATGCGGTTGGTGAAATGAATGTGTCCGTGCGGGGAAAATGCACTGACAATTCGTTGCTGGAGGGTTCGGTGGAAAATTGATGGTAGTGGTCTCCGCACTGGATTTTCTGATTTCTAACAGCGAGAAATCTGTAGATGAAATCCTTGCGCGTGACGGACAACTTATGTCTGTACTCAAATTTCCACTCGTCTAGGTAGTCCAGATAGTCAGGCCATAACTGATCTGGATGGTGGTAGTCACGTCGGAGGTGACTATGCAACTCATCTTTATCCATGTTGGAAACGCGGTTTAAATACGCATCCATGATAACAAAGTGAGTTTATCGTTTATGGGGTAGGTTTGTGGAACTTCTTTAGCTGGAAAGGGTTCGCTAAAAGAAAGTTGGGCACGAACTTCGTACCTCAGAA